TTTATGCTCGGAGCATGAGCAAATCAAATCATGGGCGAACCCTTGCTATTAGCGGTAATGCCTTTTATGTGAATTAGCTAATCACCCTTATTATCATTGTTTTTTATATCGTTCTGATTATTTACCAGATGTCCCGAGTCTATATCTGTTGATTTAACAGCGTTTATAACTTTGGGTTTCTTTATAGTCGCCATAGAGTCGCCGAGTCTATCTTTTGCACCAGTCAAAACATCATTTAGATTGATAGTAGCGTGAACATTCTCGACTCGATCCTTCCATGTTTTTGGGTCTTGGTTTTTTAAATAGAATATCTGGGCAGTTACGTTGCCATCAGTCGCCGAAGTGAACAAAGAGTTAGTCACTTGTGCTAACCCTTTCGCTTGTCCCCTTTTTAAAGCACCCTCAAAATCAGCAGAGCGTTTTCTGTTGCGGTCTATAGTATCCCAAGAAACGCCCAAAGCACGGGCAATCTGAGTAGTACCAAGACCTCGAGAGGCTAAGTTTTCTACTTGCTCCAAATCTAATTCAATACGTTTTCTACCAGCTTTTTTAGGTGGTTTATTGTCGTTTTTAGTCAAAAATTGCTCCATATTTGAATTTTTTTTATGCTCCTTAGACCCTTATATTACAGCATTCTTCATAAAAACACTAAGTTTTTTTAGCTAACTACTTGATATATAAGTACATTTAGGTATCATAGGGAAGTCAAACGTAATACTTTAGGAGGTAACATGACAAACTTAAAAGAGAAAAGAACACATTATCTAAAAGCGTTTAATAATTGCAGACCTTTAGAGGGTCAATCTAATGCAGAATTTTTAGAAATGAGAAATAACTTTTATAAGCTGTACAAGGAAACAGATAAACTGATTAAAAATCGCAAAAGAAAGTCTGCAAAAGGATTAATTTTCTAAACCCCAACCCCCAACCAAACAAGCCCGCTTATGTGGGCTTTTTGGGTGAGAGTCATAACAAATACTTTAGGAGGTAAACATGACAGATACTTACACAGAAAACCTAGCAGACTTTGGTTATAGAGAACTAGACGAGGCAGGGAAATTATTATCAGGAATTAAAAACGGCTTACCAGATGATTTTTATGACCAAGGAATAAAAGTTGGTTTTAATATGAACTCTGGATATGTCTTTTTAACTAATGATGATTATCAAGTCGCTATGTATGATGACGAAAGCGAGAAATTATACAGCTTCTACACTACACCATATGAGGGTAGAGAGGGTTCTTATGAAGAACTACTTCAAGAATATGACGACATGCACCCAGAAGACCAAGAGTTCATAAACGACATCAAGCAATATAACAGGAAGGTGTCATAATGAGTGCAGATAAATTTATAGAATACGAGCAAGCCATGGTTGATTATGAGGAGGATAACGACATTGTATATTGTTGTTTTCCTTTAGATATTGGCAAGGTCGAAATCTTTATGCATGAAACATCAGCACACAAAGAACAAGGTATTACTTACAACATCTTTATCAATAAAGAAGAGTTTGATGGCGGTATCTATAGGCATGATGTCTTTATAGACTCTGACGAGTTGGGAGACTTTGAGTATGACTTATGCGTCATTGACGCTTTGCGATACGTTAAACAAAGATTTCAAGAATCAGATTTAATTATCAATACATAGGGGGAAACAATGAATACAGATATTAAAAACGCTAACTTCTTAGACGATATAGAAAAGATGCAAGACTTTAGAATATTAACCAAGAGGCAATTTTTACAATCATATTCTTATCTAACAGAGCAAGAATACGACAACACAGCAAAGGCGGTGCAACAATGAGTGCAATAATATTTAAAAATGATTTATATGCTTATGATGAAGAAGATGGGGCGGAAGTAGAAATCGAAGGTTTAAAAGCTAAATTTATAAAAGAAAGCTTTGGAGATGTCTTTTATCTACTTGATGAACCCATAGAGGGGAAGAGAGTTATTAAAGAATACTACAGCGAACCAATAGGAGAAGAGATTGGAGTTACCCTTTACGATTTAATAAGCGAGGTGGACGCATGAGCCTAAAAACCAAATCAAGTAAAAGCATCATAGGACAGCTTCGCAAGAAGTACGGCCTAAAAGACAATACGCCTATTCACAAAGTAGAGATAGCAATGTCTCCAAAGGACTGGAAAGCGTTTAGCGAGGCGTTAACCTTTCCAAATGGTAAACCAACACAAAGGGGGAAATAATGAATGATTTAATCAATGAAGAAAAGAAATATCAAATTATTGAGAATATGAAATATAAAAAATATTTTAATCTCAACAAGATAGAAAAAGATTTATTAGATAACCATGATACCAATCTAAACACTTGCAATAAGTGTGATGTAGTTGTCGATAGTGCAACTGAATTGTACTGGCAGGGAGATTGTATAGATAGTTATTATAAATGTATGAAGGGATATGACGCCCTTTGTGATGATTGTTTTGAGAAGGTATCTAACTAATGGACATGCAACTAATACCAATACTAATAATAATGGCCGTATGCCTTTATGCAGTCGCGTTAATCGTCAAGGATAAAGATAGATGATATTTTCAATAAACATCAACGGCTTAATCGTTGATTGGTGCTACACCATTAACAACCAAGAGAAGCAGTATCATCAAACATGGATACCCAAGATCGTCGATATTCAAATACTAACTAAAGACCTAAACGGCCTAACAGTTAGCGAAGTTAGAAAAACAATCTTAGAAGATATCCAACCCGATATACAAATGGTGAGAGATAACACCAACAAGAAAGCGAAAGCTAGGAGGCAAAAAAATGTCTAATGAAGGAGATAGAACAAGAGAACTGATAGAAATAGAACGCGACTTAAAATCGGCACCAGTAAAAGATGTTGAGAGAGTTTATACCGTTGAGTTTATGCCCATTGAATTTAATATATTCGTAGGCAACAAAGAACCAACGAGGGAAGAAGTAGGCAGGGCAATCATTCAAGAAATTGAAAACGATACCTTTTATTATAAAGAAGTTATTAAACACGTTAAAAATGAAGATTGACCCGCACCAACTAGAACAAGCAACCGCATTTATATTAGAGACTAATAAATATATTTACGAACAAGCAAGGGAACTAGCAACGCAACACCTAGAAGCAGAAGATAACAAGAGCTTTAAATCTAGAATTAAACGCTACGAACCTGAAAGCAAAGAAACGCTTTTGCATTTCGCCGATGAAATAACCGCATGGGCTGAATGTGAAAAGAACTATCCGCTTATGGATTTCATAGATAAATTTTTTAAAATTAAAAAGGGATATTAAATGATAAGAGTACAAATACACGGAACAACAATCTTTGGCTACGTCCGAGGAGATTACAAAGAAAACAAACTCAAAAGAGTTGCTTTTCTTGACGAGGAAACCAAACAAGTAAGAAGAGTCACTAAAAACCAAATTAAAGAAACTTATCAAAAAGACAGGTATAATTAACCAATCACGGAAGCTGAGAAGAGTAAACCCTCAACCCCCTAAAGTATATTACTCTTCTTGGCTTTCTCTCTCCAACATCACACCTAAACCAACGAATAAGAAATGCTTATGCTGAACCCCTCTCTTTAGGCTTCGCAATACTTTCCTCTCTCCGTCAATCGCACACCAAATAATGTTCTGATCCATAAGATTCTGAATACCTTTACTAACGGTCTTCCTGTTCATACCAATCATTAACGCCAAGTAGCTAACCGCATCATGGCTAGAATAATCCTGGGCCGAATACCTCTCGCACAAAGCATACAATACGAGCTTCTCCCTACCCTTTAAATCGGTTCTCCCTAAATGCTTCTTGTACCACTTCCACACAACCTTCTTCAGCTTCGAATAGCTCTTATACTTCATGGCTACACCGTATCCAATCAACCCACTCTTCTCTGGCGTTTCAATCGCTTCGACTACCAACCACCATTTCGTATCCTTCAACTAACTAACCGCCTTGAGACTAAAATCCCTTTTCGTAAACCAATCATTCATTAACACTGTTGAGTCTTTGCAAATCGTATAGACTCTCTCCCTCTTATCCTTCCCCACCTTCTTGCACATATATCCTCTCGCCACAAAGTCGTCTAACACCGTTGCTACCGTTGATCGACTCCCCATACTGTTCGGCAATAGTTTCACTATTGCTTCAAAATTAATGCTCTTGCTACTCGCGTCAGCAATAGCAACTTCCAACACCAATAAATAATGTAACGGATCAGACCACCAGAACGCCATGAAACCTTTCCTCCGCTTGTTCCTATAAAATTCATCTCTCGCTTCTATCATTCTTGCTTCTAACTGTTTCATTTTGCTCCTAAAGTTTTATCGATTCATGTAATGATTTGTTATAGTATTACAACCCAACATTATCGGTAAATATTACTGATACTTTTTATCCCTGAGAGATGAGCCGACAGGCTCACTCTCTCTATTAGTCTAGTCTTGGATATATGGGTACCCGTATGGTCAATCATTGGGTATATGGGTACCCTGCTATTGGGTATATGGGTACCCAATCAATTATCCTTCTTTTTGTCTTTTTTAGACTCTTTTTTGGTCTTTTTCTTACTAAAAATCCTATCCCAATTATCCTCAAATATTTTCTTATCTATTTGTCTTGGTCGTTGGTCACTTCCCTTCCCATTCATTTAATTTACTCCTTCTTTTTTTTGGTGGTAAACCATAACTAACGCATCACATTTAGGGCATGATAAATTAGTGACAATTTCATAATCTTCATTTCCATAATCTTCACCCGTATGGTCGCCACCCCATATTAATTGTTCATTACATTGCCAACATTTCATTTAATTTACTCCTTAGTCCCAATCAAAGGACTTTTTATTTTGATCTAAAATTTCTAAAACTGCACCACGTCTAACCAGTGTTTTGGTTGCATAATCTACGTTGCCAGAATTACTTTTAACTAGACTAGCTTTAACAACTGCCATTCTATCTACTTCAATACCTTGCTCCATACATATCTTCTCGCAAGTATCGTTATCCGCTAACCACATAGCTATCGCAAACCTAACTGAATCAGTAATACTTGAAGCACCTCTTATCTCGGCTCTATGCGAAAGTGCATCGTCTGAATCATTTGTAAGGGCAGATTTTGCCAAGTGATGAACTGTGAGACAGGTAATACCCAGTCTTGCACTTATATTTGCACAATAACTACCCCATAACTGGCCAACTTCATTACTTGAACTAATATTTCCAGTCGTAAATGCTTGTAATGGGTCGAATACAACCAGTTTTAAGTTTGGTATTGTCTTTAATTCTTCTACTAATTCAGTTGCTTGGGACGTAATACCTTCTTCTCTTAATAAAATCATTGGTTCTTTTTGTTCTGGAATAGGAAATACATAAACGTCATACTCGGATTGAAAACGCAAACCTAATGGGTCTAACGCATCAATCCTTCTATGTACTTCGCCAAGATCGTCTTCAGCTGCAAAAATTACAGTAGAGCCTTTTTGTTTTATAGTTTTACCCCACCAATCACCGCCAGTTGCAATGCCTAAAGCTAATTGAATCATTGATAAAGATTTACCAACACCACCAACCGCCGCGATAATTCCAGGTTTACCAAATGGAATGAAACTATCTACTAACCACTCTATTGGTTTTGGTTCTTCAACCAAGTTTCTAATAGCGTATTGTCTAATATTAAATTTAGACTCAACTAACTCTAACTTAACTTGTTCTAATCCCTTCTCTAAATACAAATCATTGAAGTCACCAATGATAGAGGGCAATCTGGAAACTGCATTAGTAATACTATTGACTACTTCATTGGCACATTTCTCGCCAATCCCAGAGGTATCGTTATCAAGTGCAATAATAAACTTTGCATTAGTGATAGAACGCAATCTCGTACACGCAGAGACACAGAAATTTGCAGAGAATACCACCGCGACAGGTAAACCCGTAGCTTCGTATATAGAGGCTCCTGTTGCGTATCCTTCACATAAAATAATCGTTTCTAAACCAGGTAATTCGTGTGCCTCACAACCAATTAAGAATACATTACCCTTTACTTCACCGCCCCCAGCAAACTTTTTACTGCCATCTGGCATGATGTATTGAAGGGACTTTATTTCTGAAACTAATATTCCATTATCACTATTCTTTATGATAGAATTCACACCGATTAATAGGTTTCCATTAATCGTTTTTAACCCATAATTTTTAATCTTTTTATTTGTGAGATACTTATGCTCTATAACTTCATTCGCACTAGCAAACTTTTCTTTAACATATACGGCAACTTGTTCATGTTGTATTTTTTTAGCCTCTTCTCGCCTCTTTTGTGCCTCTTCGAGCTT